CTTGAGCACCTTGAGCTCCATTTGTTCCAGCAGTACCTTGAGCACCAACTTCACCTTTAAGACCTTGAGCTCCAGCAGAACCTTGAGTACCTGCTATGCCTTGATCTCCTTTAAGACCTTGAGCACCAATTGCACCTTGAGTTCCATTAGTTCCAGCAGAACCTTGAGCACCTGTTGCACCTTGATCTCCTTTAAGACCTTGAGCACCTTGAGCACCCATTGCACCTGTTGCACCAGTTGATGTTAAAACAAAAGAATAATTTTGCATTCCCTCAGTATACCAAGTCACATCATGATTTCCATTAGATTGATCTACTACGTATATTTTAACAATCATTCTATCAGTTGGATTAATAGTTGTTGTTGGTAACACTAAGTCTACCGTACATTCTACTGGAATTGTATTACTAATCCAACCTATAAGAACTTGATTAGTTGGTATTACTGTTCCATAACCAACACCTGCACTATTTGCTAATTCAATAGTAGCAAATGTGTCTGTATTAAATCCTGCACCGGCTTTTAAGAAATGTAAATGGAATCTTTGTATTCCACCTGGTATTACAGAAAATTCTAATTCAGGTGTTATAAATTGTTGTACCACAACTGGAGTTAATCCTGTTGTAGTTTTGAGTATTGTTTGTTCAACAAAACTAGTCGGATTAATATTTAAGTCTCTATATGTACCAATTCCAGAAGTAACTGATTGATTAAAATAATAAATTTGACCTGAACTAATTCCTGTCGATCCTTGTGCTCCTATTTCACCTTTAAGACCTTGAGCTCCTGTTGGTCCAGTTATACCCTGTAAACCTTGAGCACCTTGAGATCCATCAGTTCCTTGAGCACCTTCTGCTCCTTGAGCACCATCAACTCCAGATAAACCCGAAATACCTTGAGCACCTTGTAAACCTTGCTCTCCTTGAGCTCCATCAGTTCCTTGAGCACCTTCAGTTCCTTGAGCACCTTGAGCACCTTCAGTTCCTTGAGCACCATCATTACCATTTGCTCCTTGAGCACCTTCTGTACCAATAGTTCCTTGAGCACCTTCTGCACCTTGAGCACCTTCAGTTCCTTGAGCTCCATCATTACCACTAGCACCTTGAGCTCCATCGATACCATTAAAACCTTGAGCACCTTGTAAACCTTGCTCTCCTTGAGCACCATTTGTACCTTGAGCTCCATCAAATCCACTAGCACCTTGAGCTCCACCATCTGCTACTGGCGTCCATGAAGCATTTATTGATCCAGGAGTTGGAGGATAACCAGGATTTCCTGGATTTCCAGTTCTATAATAGTATCCACCTTGATATATTACGGCTGCGCCAAATCCATAAGATAAGCCATTATCATATACGGTTGCTGGTAAAATCCACGGCGTTGGACCTAAGTCACCTTGAGCGCCGTTTGTTCCAGAACTACCTTGAGCACCTTGAGCACCATTCGTTCCATCATTACCTTGAGAACCATTCGTTCCAGCAACACCCTGAGCACCTTCTGCACCTTGAGCTCCTTCAATTCCATTTGCACCTTGAGCTCCATCAGTTCCATTTGCACCTTGAGATCCTGTTAAGCCTTGAGCACCATTCGTTCCATTTGCACCTTGAGCACCTTGAGCTCCATCTATACCATCAATTCCAGATAATCCACTAGAACCTTGAGCACCATCGAGCCCTTGAGCACCATCGAGTCCTTGAGCTCCTTGAGCTCCATCTGTTCCTGAACTACCTTGAGCACCATCTATACCTTGAGCACCATCAGTACCATTAGAACCTTGAGCACCATCAATACCATTTGCTCCTTGAGCACCTTCTGTACCAATAGTTCCTTGAGCACCTTCTGCACCTTGAGCTCCATCAATTCCTGAACTACCTTGAGCACCTTCAATTCCACTTGCACCTTGTGCGCCATCTACTCCAGATAAACCTGCAAAACCTTGAGCTCCATCATTTCCTTGAGCACCTTCAACTCCACTTGTTCCTTGAGCACCTTCTATTCCTGAGCTACCTTGAGCTCCATCAGTACCATTTGCACCTTGAGCTCCATCAGTTCCATTTGCTCCTTGAGCACCTTCAATTCCTTGTAAACCTTGAGCACCTTCTGTACCTTGAGCTCCATCAATACCTTGAGCGCCTTCAATTCCATTTGCACCTTGAGCTCCGTTAACTCCAGATAAACCTGAAATACCTTGAGCACCAACTTCACCTTTATTACCAACTGATCCTTGAGCACCTTCTGCACCCTGTAAACCTATATCACCTTGAGCTCCATTAGTTCCATTAGAACCTTGAGCACCTTCTAATCCTTGATCTCCTTGAGCACCTTCTAATCCTTGATCTCCTTGAGCACCTTTACTACCTATTGCACCTTGAGCACCATCAAATCCACCAGCTCCTTGAGCACCGTCTGTTCCTGAACTACCTTGAGCTCCATCAATTCCTGAATTACCTTGAGCACCTTCAATTCCGCTTGCTCCTTGAGCACCTTCTGTTCCGCTTGCACCTTGAGCTCCATCAATACCGCTTGTTCCTTGAGCTCCATCAACTCCTGATAAACCAGCAAAACCTTGAGCACCATCAGTTCCTGAAGTACCTTGAGCACCTTCTGTACCTTGAGCACCGTCAGTTCCACTAGCACCTTGAGCACCATCAGTTCCTGAACTACCTTGAGCACCATCAGTTCCACTGGCACCTTGAGCACCGTCGATACCCGAACTACCTTGAGCACCGTCAACTCCAGATAAACCTGCAAAACCTTGAGCACCTTCCGCGCCTTGAGCTCCATCAGTTCCATTTGCACCTTGAGCACCATCAATTCCACTTGATCCCTGAGCACCTTCTGTACCCTGAGCACCCTGTAAACCTTGATCTCCTTGAGCACCTTGTAAACCTTGATCTCCTTGAGCACCTTTTGCACCTTGCGCTCCATCAATACCTTGAGCACCTTGTAAACCAATTGTTCCCTGAGCACCAACTTCACCTTTATTTCCTTGAGCACCTATTGAGCCTTGAGCACCATCAATACCATTTGAACCTTGTAAACCTTGATCTCCTTGAGCACCGTTTGCACCTTGAGCACCAACTTCACCTTTAGCTGCTGTTGCACCTTGAGCACCTTCTGCTCCTTGAGCACCAGATCCCGTAAGACCTTGAGCACCAACTTCTCCTTTAGAACCTTGAGCACCAACTTCACCTTTAGCTGCTGTTGCACCTTGAGCACCTTCTGCACCTTGAGCACCAGAACCTGTAAGACCTTGAGCACCAACTTCTCCTTTAGAACCTTGAGCACCAACTTCGCCTTTGGCTGCTGTTGCACCTTGAGCTCCTGTTGCACCTTGAGCACCGGATCCTGTTGCTCCTTGAGCACCAACTTCACCTTTAGTACCAATACCACCTTGGGCTCCAGTAGAACCAGAGGCTCCTTGAGCTCCTGTTGTACCTTGAGCTCCAGTAGAACCTGCAGTTGAATCAACAGTAAAAGTTATTTTAATACCTCTTCTAAAAACTAGGGCTTGATCAATTTCTTGACCATTTACTTCTCCTAAATTTCTATTAAGATAAGTAACGTCTAAATCTAGACCTGTTACTCCTCCATCTAAATCGAAATCAGAATAATTTATTCCAGTAACAGTGTACATAATGTAACGTTCTGGATTTTCACTATTGATAATAGTAATTTTTGCACCTGAAGTTATTTCAGATTTTAGATAAGCATTCTTGTTATCTTTAAGATCTAAGTCGTGTATTTTGATGTTTGTGATTGAAGCTACATCGGGGCTATCAAATGAAACTCTACCCGGATTTGGGTTACTTCCATCTGTATATTCTATAAGATAGACGAGTCTTGGTAAATAATTATTATCCATTAAATGGTTCTTTATTTTTTACTATTTATCCACGAAAATATGGTTACCAGTAAAGGGTTCGAACCTTTATTTCACAAGTCGGAGTTGTGCGTCCTGCCATTAGACGAACCGGCATGGAATTACCATGCCTTATCTATCGTCACAAATTAATTAATCTAATAAAATGTGGTCGAATTTGCCTTTGATATGAGTATTTAGGGCTTTGCCTGGACTGTCAAAAGCTTCAGTCATAAAAAGTATATATGTCGCTTTGTCAACATCAGAATAAGAATAGCTCTTACCATGTTTAAATGCAACTAAAAGTAATTGAGTTGCACTATTATAATGAAATGATTCTATAGTTGAAGAATCTACAAGTGATGTTTGACTAGTTATACCTGACATAATTTTTATTTTTTATATCATGTATTTTAAGAATGTTTCAAATGAAACTAAAGGGGCAAACTAGCATAGAATTAAGGATTTATGCCCAGAGGTAAGATTAGATTATTAAAGTGGATAATGTGATGGCCAATTACTTACATTTACTCCTAATGTAGCTCCATTTAAAGCTTGTTTAATACTTGCTCCAACATCATTACTACCCATTTTATCAACAGCTAATTTCATGGTTTCAATCATCTTTTTAAGTTCAGATTGGGAAACTTCTTGGCCTTTACCCATATTTTCTACTACTTTTTGATTATCTTTTATAATTTCCATAGTATCTTTAATGAATGCTGTAAGAGCCTCCATTGTTTGTTCAATAGAATCTCCTTTATCTAATCTCATTAGATTAGCTGTATTTTCTAATATGTCATTGACTTTCATCAACTTCATATCATCAGTCTTTTGTATTGCACCAAATAAAGCAATAAAACTATTATTTGCTTTTATAATTGAGTCAACTGGACCACCGAATATACCTCCGCCTCCTATTACTCTAACATAATTCGAGAATTCACCTAGAAACTTCATAATACCTTCAGTAGGTTTCAATGCCATAATACTAGATAAAGATCTTGCTATTTTTTCCAAAGCAGTTGCTGCTGATTCTAATGCGCTAACATTACCTGCAACAAAACTAATAAATTGCATTGGATCCATTTTAGCTTCTTTTGGAGCTTCTTCACCTGAAAAGAAATTACCAATTCCACTTGCAATACCACCAACCATATTTCCTAAACCTTCAACTGCATTACCAATACCTTGTGCTACTGCTCCTCCAGCTACTACTGCCATTACAGCTGCTAAACCACCTGCAAGAGAAAATAAAGATAAACCTATTGCTGCGATATTTGCTGCTCCAATTGATGCTAAGTCTTGAATAAATCCTCTAAATTCTTGGAAACCTTTAATGATAAAATCAAGTACACCTAAAATTACATCTTTAATTGCGTTAATAATAGGCACTATAATTTTGGATGCGGCTTCTAAAACTTGAGCAACTCCAGCAAATGCTGCTTGTATAATTGGAACAACATGATCTAATAATCTACCAAATGATGCTGCTAATGAATCAATAAATGAAGCCAATGGCGGCAAAATTAATGGTAATATTTCTGCAAACAAATGAGCTAAGAAGTCTATGAATTCTTTAACATACGGCATTAATTCTTTAACTAAATAAACAAATATATTTACCATTTTAAAACCAAAATATTCCATTGTATCTGCAATTTGATACAATAAACCGCCCTTTTTAAATAAACTAGGTGGTAATAACATAAAAATCCATGCAACTGCTGTTATTACTACAGCTAAAACTATCAAAGCTAGTGCTCCAATTAAGAATGGCACTGGACCTCCAACCATTGATACTACTTTACCTAAGGCTGCTGCAACCAAACCGAATGCTAATAAAGCAATTCCAACTCCAAGAGACCATGCTATTGGAGGAGCTTTAAATTCATCTGGCAAATATCCTAATATCATCGCAGATATTAAAAGTGATACTGACAATACTACGATTAATATAGGTAATTGAAATATTTCTTTAGGAGTCCATTTTAGCATGCTTAATACAATTGCTGGAAATGCAAATGCTAATAATGCCATACCTACCTGTAAAGACCACATAAAAGGCGGTGCTTTATATTCTTCTGGTAATAATTGAAAGATCCATGCTGATATAAATATAGAAACAGCTAAACCAATTACAATAACAGGTAGCATCCAAGCCATATTTTTATTTTTACCAAGTCTTGCACCTCCAAATCTCATAATCATAACCATTGATATTGCAAATAACGCAATAGAGAAACCGGCTAAAAGAGACCACATAGGATCAGGTGCTTTATATTCATCTGGTAATAATAGAAATATTAGGGCTGTTAATACAATAACTGGTGCCATTAAAGACATTGCTATGGCTGCTAATAATACATCCATTGGTTTTACTTTACGTTTAGAAAAAACTTCTATAAGTTGAGCAAAAGCCATTGTCATAATAGCCATAGAAATAGCTACTGTTAAAATAGCTGGAATCATCTTTGGACTTATTAATAATCCAGCAAAAGCCATGGCTGCAATAAATAATATTAAAGCAGCTGACATTAAAACAATTGCAATTGCAGCCATTTTAACATCTTTAACAACAGTCTTTAATTTTTTACTACCACCTCCCATAATAGATGATCCAGCTGGATCATCTTTAGTTTTTCTAGATGCTTCTGCTTTTTCTTTTGGAGTAGCAGATCCTTTAACTAAAACTTTGTGAATTTGTCTTAACCAACCAACTTGTAAAATTGAGTTTTTAGCGATCAAATCTATTTTTTCAGCTGTAATAGCTCCCATAGCAGCAATACCTCCAACTACTTCGTGTAGATTGGAGATACTTGCTTGCAATTTTGTAGCATTTTCTGCTGAGAATTTTTCAAATACTGATTTAAATAGCACTTAATCGTCGTTATTTTTCTAGCTTATATATCAATTATACATTAATACTTCCTCATTGCTGGAATTTTAGGCATATTTGGCATTTTAGGCATTTTAGCTCCGCTTTGATTATCATTTTGTTCTTGTGTGCGTTTATTATCTTCTTTAATATCTTTAATTAGAAAATCTAACATATAATGATATTCATAATAAGGCATTTCTTCCACTTCGCTAGGCTGAATTCTAAGTTGCTTAGCGAAATGAAATTTAACCTTAAAGAAGTTCTCCAGAGAGATCTTGAATAACGAAAAGACTTTTAATCCCACCTGGAAAGTTGTCTAGTTGCGCACGGACCTCCTCACCCGCTATATTCGCTACTAGTTCAGCGCTCGCACCTATTTTCATTTTTTCAGCTAATCTGTAAATAACCATGTATTTTCTTTCGTCCCAGCTTTTAAATTCAATTTCAGCTGCAAAGATGCGTTTTTCATCCATGCCTCTCCAATCTAATTGAATATATGGAAATACTTGCATGAAGGCTCTATCCCAGGGCTTCTTGTTCTGCTCCTTTTCTTTAATGTATTCAGTAACTTGTGTCATGATACCGATTGAAGGAGGGCGCATTACAACTTCACCTGCAGATTTTGTTTTGATCTTATAAGCTCTAAGAGATTCATCATAGTAATTTTCAATTTCTTCTGGAATTTCACTAGTTTGAAAATATTCAGATTTTAATTCAATATCAACTTCTTCACCTTGCTTGTTACGAGATTTAAAAATCAACTTGTTTTCAGGTTCAGGGAAAGTTAAGTCTCTAATTGATAAAAGAACGAAGATACGATCTTCTTCACAAATATCTTTAGAAGATAATAATCTTTTACCAGATTTAAATTGAACACAATTACTAACGATGTAGTTTAATTTATCTTCAACATCAATTAAGTTTGATTCGTCTACTGTTGAGAAGTATCTAATCTCATTAACTCTTGCAGATCTAATCTGTAAAAGAGCATCAGATGGATAATATTTACCTCTTGATGGTAATGATTTAAGATCCATTGCCATCCATCCTAAAATTTCTTTAGCACTTCTTGCTTGATCTGGACCGAAACGATCCATGTCTACACTTCCGAGACCTTCAGATTTAATCTGATCAATCATTGGATTTTGGAAGGCACCACCTTCATTTTCTTTTTGGTTTAATAGGTCGTCTAATTCTTCTGACATAATTATTGTTTGTTAAGTTTATTGATTTTATCTTTTATGTATGAGCGTTGCTCTGTCATGCCTCTTTGTAGTAAATCTTTTTTAATTAAAGATCTAATATAAGAGCTTACAGAAACAGGTCGTTGATTATCTTCGATCGCATCATTTAATATTGCTGAATTTAATCCAGCAGATTCCTCTTTAGTTATAAGGACCTGTAGTTTTTCTGTTAGTTTTTGAATTTCCATATTAATATGTTAATAACATAATATATTTATCTTACGAAAAAAAGGAGAGTTTCCCTGAGAAAACTCTCCTAAATTTTGTTATGCTAATTCTTCTTTAGCTACGTCAGATCTCCAAACGATTTCTAAAGTTTTAGCGTCAGGTGCAGCGTAATCGTTGTCACCTAAACCAACTGCAGATGTTAAGAAACATTCTTCGTATGTTAGTGTTCTGTAAATATCACCTACTCTATTGAATTGAGTGATAATGATTGTACCTACGTAATCTTTTTTCAATCCCATTTCACCAGTTGCACTATTGTATTGTAGTGTGTACCAGTCTTTGATAGTTTTGTAAAGATATGCTTGGTTTGCGTCATTTAAGTTCAATGAGAAGTTAACTGTTACATCATGAGCAGTACCATCTGGCATACCAGCATAAGATCTAGTTGCCCATTTGAACTTTTGTTCAACTGCTGCAATTTCTCTATGAATTGTATCTAAACCAGCAATAGTATTAACGTGTTGTAACAACATCTCACCTCCAGCGATTCCAGCTGGTGGGATGATAGTAACTTCAAACAAATTACCTTGTATAGGTTCGAAGTTTCTTCCTTTTTTAGACGTTTGGTCATTTGAATAATGTGGTAAATTAGCCATCGTATATTGCTTTTATTTTATTTTATGAAAAGTTTCCTGTTGCGATCTCTCCAGTATTTAATACTGTAGTTCTACTTACAACAATTTCTAGACCTTTAACTGGTTCAACATAAGTGTCAAGAATACCGATGTTTGAATCGATAACTTCATTTGTGTTGTTAGTTGAGTCCATAATGTTTTTGTAAGCATAAACACCAGTGTCAGATTTAACTGATTCCATGAATGAATCTGCTAACGTTTTGATCTCTAATCTAGTTTGAGCTGTGTTAAACTCAAATACGTAGTTTTTCAAAATCGCAGCTAATCCGTCTTGGATGTAAATCAATACTTCTCTTACGTGAGCAGATGAAAGTGCTGATTTAATAGTTTGTTGACCAGTTTTATTACCAGTGATAACTAATCCAGATCCTCTTTGGAATACAATTGGATTGATACCGAATGGCTCTAAATTATCTCTGTCTTTTTTGTCAAATGCATATTCTGCACCTACAACACCTGGGCCACTTACAACACCTCTTCTTGGACCTGCAATAATTGACCATGGTAAATCTGCAGAGTATTTAGCGATAAAGTTGTTAGAAATATAAGCTGCTGGTGGAATAACTAGGTTTTTACCGTTTTCTCTAACGTTAATACCTGGACCATACCAGAAACCGTAACTAGCGCCTAATGTAATATCAGGTAATGCATATATTGAAGTTGGGTTTAAAGCTAAATTACCACCATCTTTTACGTAATTAGATTCAAAATTACCGTCCATATCTACGAAAGATGGATCAACTGACATTTTAAATTCTTTTACCATTGGAGCATTCAAAATAGCCGCAACATTTTGTCTGTCTTTTGCCAAAGATGATAATTGGTATTTGTTTAATAAACCGTTTGTTGCTTCGTAAGAACCAAATGTATCAACAATATATCTAAAAGTAATATTGTCTTTATCTACTAAAGCATCTTTTAATTTAGTACCTGATAAAGTATCTAAACACTCTTTAATAGTTAATACTGGAGCTACAAATTTATCTAAATTGTGTACTAAATAAATGCTAGAATTTGATTCAAATGATTTGTAAGCATTTGAGAATCCAGAATCATAAGCTTCGCTTGTAGTAACTTGTAATAAGTTAGCAGTACCTGTTGTAGTGATTCTAGTAACTTTAGACATTCTATTCATTGCTGCCGCTGGAACATACATTCCTACTGCTAAGTCATTTGAATAAACTGATGGAGTATATGCCTTTGGTACAGTTGCATAAAGTGCATCTAATGTACCTGTAAATGTAACAGTAGTATTACCTGCTCCGAAAGTTGAAGTTGCAACTGCAACGTATGTACCATCATTTAATTTAACATATTTTCCTAGGAAAGATGAAGCTACGTTTACACCTGCAATAATTAATGAGTTTGCAGCTGGAGTAATACCAGTGTTACCTGTAATATTAGGAGTAGATGGAGCAAAATAATTTAAATCATATTCAAATATATTCGAACTGATTTCGTTAATTGCACCTTGTAATGTGATTTCTCTATCAGCTGTTTCTTCTTCTGAGTAAGAAAGAATTGTACCAGGATTATAAGCATGACCTACAATATCTAATCCATTATCTTCAACAGCAGCTTCATTAAGAATACAGAATAAACCTGTTCTAGAAGATTCTAAGTTAATAAGAGTTTCGATATTTAAGTTTCTACCTTCTTGATCTGTAAAGTTTGGTAATAAAGAACCAGTATATTGAGCTACTAAACTAACTTGCTTTAAGTTAGCAAATGCATTCAATTTAGATTTATCTAAACCGTAACTACCACCAGCATTCATGTCTTCTTTAAAGTAAGAACCGAAAACTGGATCTACATCTAATGCAGCTGCGTCATATTTTCCTGCGAAAACATAAACATCTACCATGAAATCAGAGATGAAATCATCTGGAGAAATATAAGATGGTACGTTGTTGAATCCAAACCATTCTGAAGCTTTAACTTCAAAACCTTTAGTGTTTGCTGATTGCTTAACAATAACTGAAATATTTTCACCTTTAAGATTAATAAAGTTTAAAACTCTATCAGCATTTGCAAACTGAATTTCATTTTGAACAGCGATATCTGAATTAGGGAACCAAAATTTGTCAGTATTGTGTACATCTGTGTAAGATGGTGCAACTGTAGTTGCTGTTTCACCTGAACCTGCATTTGTCGATAAACTAATACCATTAACAGTATCACCTGCATCCATTGCTGCTAAGTTAAGAGCCAAAATTGGACCTCTTTGTAAAGCTGCAATAGCCGATCTGTGGAAATACATTCCTTTTTTCTCTAAAGAAGAATCAACACTTCCGTAGATATTTGTAAACTGTGCAACATCTTCTACGAAAGTCGGAGTATTGAATGGTCCTTTTTTAGAGTGACCAACAATCAATCTGATTGTTTCTGCAGGAATGTTAACAGTCTGAGACTTATCGAATTCTAAGCGATATACGCCTGAGCTCTTAAATTGTAATAATTGTGGACTAAGTGCCATGATTTTAGACTATTTATTTTTTAGTATTTTATCTATATATCTGTTCGACTTTGGTTTTATTTCAATAAATCATAAATATCATATTGAAGGTCACCAGCGTCTTCTACATCCTTATATAACACAGTTTCCATGTGATCGTGTAGTTTTGGATCTATTGTATCTAATAATTCTTCCACGAAATCTGCATAGTCTGTAGTTCCAAAGAATTCAGTAGCTGTAATAGCTGTCATAATAGTATCATCGTGGCCCATCTGAGCACCATAACTACCATTTTTAAGCTTACCAAATACTGATGCTTCTTTTGCTGTAAACCATTCTCTTGTTTCTATGCGATTCATTGAGAATAATTTTTTAAAGTTTTGACAGAAAATTGGTTTATTATCTGATTTTACTTTAATTCCAGGTTTTAGAGCATTACTATCATGTCTGTGTTTGAATCTAAGTATCATTTCTTCGTCAAAGTCATTTCTTTGTGGGAAAACTGTTTGTAAATATTTGATAAGAATAGATCCGTATGTGTTGTATTCTATAATTAATTTTGTATTTTCTGCGTTAAAGACATCAATACCCAATGTGTATAAGATCTTGGAAAAATCCTCAATAGGATGTTCATTTGATCTAAAGACACCAATTTGTTTAAGTTTAAAGAAATCATACATCGCACCAGGGCTAACCATATTGTCAATTTCTTTTTTGCTCATTGGATCAACTTTGAAAATGTTAATTACTGAGTAATCTCCTCCGTTTCCTTCAGCAATATCAATTGAAAATAGCCAATAATTATTTTCATCTTTGGCAGTTTCAATATCAAACGATGGGTCAAAAAATAGATGCTTACTTACATCGATATGAATATTATCAAAGTCATCTAATTCAACTGGTTCGAATTTCTTCATGCGCTTTCTTAGGACCTTCATTTCTTGAGGATCTAATAACAATGAACTTGAACTTACGAACTCATTACCATATTGTCTATTAAATGCCTCTTCAGAACCTAAGTTTTTAAGCTCACGTTTATACCATGCATCATCTCTTCCCGGCACTTGCCACCAATCAACTCTAAATGGTTTATATTCATTTTGACCTGAATCAGCTCCAGAGTAAATCTCATAAAACTTATTAAATCCATTTGGCGTTGAAGTAATGATAATCCTGGATACCTTCGACGAAGATAACGTAGGATAAACGTTTTCATAGAACGGATCTACAATATTTGGTGGAATATGGGCAAACTCATCCAAGAATAGTAAGTGAATGGTAAAACCAATACCTGATTTTGCAGTTGTTGATTGACCAATCAAACGACAACCATTATCAAGCTTCATATTCATAACGTCGTATTTGTGAATACCGGGCTTTAAAAAGAATGGCATATTCTCAATTACAACTTTAGTCTTGTCAATAATTTCTTTGGTAGTATCTGCTTTGTTGGCTAATAATAATGCGTTCTTATCAATATTGAAAATCAAATACCATGCAACGAAAATAGCTGAGGTAACTGTTTTACCAATCTGACGAGCTGCGAGTACTATATTAAAACGATTGTGCTGATAATTTCTCAGCATTTCTTTTTGATAGTCACGAAGTTTTACCTTTTGAATACCTTCATCTGTCATTACAACAGCATATTTCTCAGCAAAATAAACAATATCTCTTGCACATTTTGCTAATTCAATTAGTTCTTCTTCTGTATATTCAAATACAATGTTACCTCTACGGAGATGTTGTCTACCTTCATAGAACGGCATTGCGATTTTGGGTTTGTAACCCATATCCATCGCTAATATCAATTCATTGATAGCTTTAGTGGACCAAACAACACGTGACGAATCTACATCACTTTCGCTGTCACTTTTTATCCACCTATTATCTCCTACGTAATCACTCATCGTCTTGATCTAAATCTATTTGATCGATTTCAGGTTCTATTGGTTCAGCAGTTACATCCTCAATTTCGGCTTTCATACCTTCGGCGATTGCTCGCATAAGATCTTTTGTGCCTCTTTGAACTGACGCACCTTCTGTTGAAATTGGAGCACCGTCATTTGTAATTTGTTTATTAGTTTTTTGGTGAAATAGCTCAGCATCTCTCGAAATTCTTTTAACTGATTCTTCGGCTGCCATTAAATACATTGTTTGAGATTTGATAATATCTAACATTGATTTTTGTAGGGTAGCAAGTACCTCAAACATTCTTGGTGAAAGTTCTCCACCGTCGATAGTTTCTAAAAGAGTAGTTAATGCCTTTTCACCAGCTTGCAATTGATACACTAATGAACTCATTGTCATTTCGTCCATCTTTTGTTTTGCTTTAACGTATTCGTTATTGTCGATTAAGTCTTGATCCAAATAGAATTTCATTAAAGATTCTATTGTCTTCTTCGCTTTCTTTTCTGCACTGCCCTTCAACTCTGCGTAATTTGTTCCGCTGGTTGGTCTTAATGCTGGAAGTTCTGGATCTTTGACAAGATCTAAACTTTCATCTGGGCCTATTAAATCTTCAAGTTCGCGACGTATTTCGTCGGCTTGGTCCTTCATGGATTTTGACATAAGTAATGTATTATTGCTGCTTTATATATCGCCGAGCGTTATCTAGCGTTTTTCAATTTAACTAACGTAGATGACGGTATAGCGTTATCAGTTACAATAACTTTATCAGCATCTCTAACAACATATTGATTTAAGACGTTAGAGTGTTGTTCTTCTTCTATAATTCTATTAAATATTCTAATATTTGTTAACCAGAATTTAGTTCCAACTAATCTGTACATGGAATCATTTGTAGTCCATATTGCCAAGTGGTGAATTGGAGTTACCCATTTCATCATCAACTGTAAAGAGTTATCATCAGCTTGTGGCGTAGTATAATTCTCTTGACGATAAAGTTTGTAGACATAAACTGAAAGTTCACTAAATTCATTATTAATATTTACAACTATTGAATACCACGATTGTTGATCTAATAACATGCCATGGTTGTGTGTGTATTCTAAACCATTAATATTAACTTTAACAGCAGTTGAATTCATTATAACATCGAATCCAGTATCTACATAACTTCCATTGATTAAATAATAATCAGTTGTGTCAGTTATTGGAAACTTAGGTTTAAACCATGTTGTAAAAGCTAATGAATCTTTTGCCGATAAATTGGCTGGCGCTGCATAAACAACAGCGTCATCATTGACATTTATCTCAGTAAGATTATAACAATTTCTGGAAACCATTGTCCATCTATTATTGATAGTCTCATCTACGATTTTTATGTACTTATTTGTAAATATTCTAACACCATCAGCATATTGTCTGTTAACAGTTCTGTATTGCTGTGGCTTGGTAACTTTCTCAAATTCGTTTTGAATTTCTTCTCCAAAAATATCTTCAACTCCAACTATAAGATCTGATAACATCTCATCGCTCGTATTCTTAATAGTAGCTGAATGATTTTCATATTTACGAAGCATTACTCTCCAGTATGTAGTGTTCATGTTAAATTCGTCTGCTAAAGTAACAGATACAATTTCATAAACTCTATTGATTAATGGGAAAAATAAGTAATCTTTGGCATGTGGACTAGTTTTGTGTCCAAAAACCTTTTTGAAATGCTCATCAACAATATGAACTTCGAAATCATCGAATTCCATACCAAAAATATTGTAATTAAATTCACGAGTTGGCATTTTGTTACCAGGTACCATGATTTTAAGCAAACCTTCTTCAACTACATTATACAATGAATATTCCATCAATATAACGTCCTTTGTTCTTTGATCAGGTTCTGTTCTGTAATATCTAGTTTGATGACCAAAAATATCATTAGCCATTAAATTTAATTGCTTATAAACATTATCGGCTTTATTTAAAGCGTATGGATTAAATAAGTTTTGTGGTAAAACGCAATCTACTCTGATATTTGCACAACCAACAGAAACATAAGGATCGCATACTCCACAAAATTGAGGACATGCATCAATCAAACCATCTTCAGTCTCTAACGAGAACGTAACTGATAAGATATGAATTTCATTAGAAGTTGAAAGAGCTTCAATAGATCCTTTAATATCAATCCATAATGGTTTAAAAGCATTAAATTCTAAAAATAACAAGTCATTGAAATTAGTATCTAAATTTAGTTCTCTAAATTCGCTATATTGATCGTTGCTTTGACTCCATCTAAATTCATAACTTAGATAATTATTTATGTCGACAGGCTTATAATAATTTACTAATTGACCACTAACCGTTGGTGCGGTTGTCAAAATTAAAGTATTATCATCTTCTACTGTGTCAATTTCATATTCTATATTACCAATGATGATTTTATCACCATCATTAAAAGTAAGATGAAAACGTGTTCTGTAACCTGTTACTCTATTTGAAAATGTTTCAATAGTAACTTTTCCTGGTGTTAAATTTCCTCTAACTCCAGCCACAACTTCATAACCTAATACTTTAACAACTCCATTATATGGCTCAATTAAAGATATGATGATTTTGTCACCTAATTCATTGGCTACATTACCTTTTACCATTACTCTTCTATGTTTTTATTAACTTCGTCTTGTGGTTTGTAAACTTCACCGGCAATCCAACTAGCAACAAATCCAGTTAGTGAAACAAAGTAAACAGCTAAATCATTTAAACTTGATTTAAACCATATAGCAACTCCACCGGCAATTGCCCATAAAGCTACTACTACATATATCATGATTTCTCTTCTAGAAGATGGACCAGATTTTACAATAGTAGTTTTTGTACTTGGCCGTTTTGATTCTGCCCAAATATAGGTGGCAACATACGCGGTTAATGAACCGAAATACGCTGCAAGATCTACTAAACTAGCCTCTCTCCAAACTCCGTATGCTCCCATCAGAATCCAAAAAAATACAACTAGATATACTAAACCTTCTCTTTTACCGAAATTACTGAATAGTTTTCTCAAAGGATTATGTGCTTTCTTTTATATATCCAACTTAATAGTCGGTTACCAAAAGCACATCTGGATTGTCAGATTCCAGTTTCATGTCAAATAGATCTAAGAATAAAACTAAGACTTCTGCATTTTCATTAAATGCATCAGTCGCTAATACCGCTTCTAAATCGTCTATTAGTTTTACAGTTCTTATTCTAGTATATGGTTTGTCTTTGAATAAGCCGAGTGGCTCAACATACCTGTTAAAAATTTTAAGTTGTTCTTCATCAAAGAATTCATGTAGTTTTATAGTACAATGAATAACTTTAAAAGTAAATTTGATTGTTGGACCTACTTCAATCTGATCAATTACTCTGCTAAAGATTCTATTTTTATTAAGAGTCATTTTAACCCATTTAACATTGGGCATTTCATGAAATAGCTTTTCAATAAAATAGATTGTGTTAGCTGATTTATAAGCTTGATCTGTTGGCATCATTGTCGCCGCGATCAATTCCTTCTCAAAGTATTTTTCAACAATAGCATTTATAGTATGAGCTGAAACTACAATAGATCCATCTTCATATTTTCTATAAGCATGTTTTTTACATAGATTAAAAAGTCGATTATCTATGTAGTTATATTTGAAAACAATTACGTCAATTACGTCTGCTATTTGTCCAGGTTGAAACATTAATACACTTTAATTTGTTCATCTATTGTCTCTAGATCTTTGTATAATTCGTTTGGAGAGAATTTCTTCATGTCATCTAATTCTCTTTTACCAAACTCATGACGAGTCATATACAATTCTAGAGCTTTCTCTGATGGTATGTATTCCTTTTTTGTCTTAGCTGTTTCAGATTTTTTGGTCTTGGTATAAAACCAAGGTGGTACACTTTTAAATCTTCGTGCAACCATTGCCCATGAATCTACGACTGCTGCTCCATCAATACCATTGACATTGAACATTTGTGCATTCTCTGGAAATTTAATTGCAAAGAAGCGATTAATCATAAATTGATGTCGCTTCTTTGTGTATTGTTTTAATTGATCGTAATCTTTATGCTTTGTAAACATGATTTTTACAAAGTCAAATAATTTAGTTTCATCTAACATTAGAATAATTGCTTTTGAGTTTTATCGTCAGATGTCACATTTGTTTCTTTTGAAGTATCTAACATTGCAAAAGGATCCATTGAACTTGGAACTATATCTTTAACATAGTTCGTATCTTTTAAGATCTTCTTGAAATCACTCAGAGTCTCATAGACAGCTTTGTTTTCTTCACTTAATAAATCTGTACACTGTTTAGAGCATGCGTTCTGGATGCCTTCAGGGATAGTATTGCTATGAAGTAACATTAAACTCATATTTGTTGACAATCTACTTTTAATGGCAGGCTTATTGCTTTGGGCCACAATTCTGTATACAATATCAACGATATTGTCAACACATGATGCAACGAACATATCCTCGATACGAAATTCACCAGCTTCTTTCTTGTATTGTTCAACAACTTTGTAGGCTTGTTGTTCAGTCACTGAGAAATTTCTAACTTTACCAGTTTTAGTTGGTTTTTGCCATGTAACTACTGCAGAGATATTATCACTCTTATCACCAAGTAATAATTTAGCCATCATGTACTCATCACAATTGATTTCTTCAACAGAGATTTTATTAAAGTCAATCCATGATGCCATATTTTGCTTGATAGAATCTGATCCCATCACAGTAGGTGAACCTAAATTAAACATTAAATCATCTGCTGACATGTGTTCAGAGTCTCTATAGCTTAGAGATTTAATAAAACCTTCATAGGTGTACATTCTCTTACGAGCTGAATCATACCAAAGAACATGTGAATCTGTTGCAGTAGAATAATCAACCAATTGAACTAAGTCTCTATCACCAGTCCAAATAATACATGATTTACCACGATCTGTTAACTCTGCAGCCCAAGAATAGATGATGTCATCTGCTTCAGCGCCATTGGTTTTTTGAATCTTAACACCAAATTGTGCTAATGTATCAGTAAATTCTTTATAAGTAGAATAAACTCCATCCCAATCTACTGTATTGTCTTGAACGCGTGTTCCTTTATATTCCTCTGCAGGGTATAAATCTTTACGCCATGATTTTGAGTCAACAGCGACTACGACTTCATCTACGATGCCTTGAAGTTTACGCATTTCTGATGCAAAGTCAATTGCCAATTTACGCATAAATTGTGCTTTACTATCGGGTGTACCAACCAATGATTCTCCAGCTTTGGGTCTTGGAAGGACGAATAAGCGGCTGTACACGAAGTAGTTACCGTCTATTAATAATGTATGTTTACCAAATTTCATAACCTTTTCTTTTTTCTTATTGCTAATATACTAAATTCCTGTGACATAAAAAAACTTTTTTACAAGTTTTTTCGCAGGGGTTATGAACGTACTATTGTTTGTAACTTATAAACACAACTTAACATTGTAATTGCTGGATCGATCACATGTACTCTTTGAGCCTGATGTTCTGCGACTGTAATAACAATTTGAGGTATATGTTTAACGTTAACTTGACGTTCTTGTTTTATATATTCTATAAAGTCTGCTCCTAAAGACTGAAGTACTTCATCTACTTTATTAACATAATCACTCATTAAGAATTGGTAATTCTTAGCTGGATCAGTTTCGTTAAAGATAGCTTCAAATACGTCTTTAAAGACAGAGTTAAATCTTTTTACATCACCTAATGTAATGTTTGTTGTTCCTTGAGTTTTAAAACCTTGTAATTTATTAAGAGTAGATCTTAAATCAGGGAAATTACGCTTGACGAATTCAACCAAAGCATCTTTGTCAATTGACAAACCTTCAGCTTTACAAATCTCATAAACACGTTTGATATATTTCTTAGTCAATTCTGATTCTTCTGACTTATCAAAGTCAAATGTAATGACTTCGAAACGACTTAAGATTGGATCTGGTAATTTATTAATGTAGTTACACGTTGCAATAAATCTTGAATGATTTGCAAATTGTTCCATGGTAGCACGTAAGGCTTTAAAGAACTGATCTGAAACACCATCAACCTCATCAAGAATAACTACTTTTAATTTACCTGGATCTAAAATAGAAACAGTTGAACAAAAATCCGTGATTCTGGTTCTAATAACTTCTACTGAAGTATCTGTTGAAGCATTAATATACAAATAGGGCAAACCAAATTGTTGAACAATAGCTTTTGCTGTTGAAGTTTTACCAGTTCCTGGTGAACCAGCTAAAAGAACATTTTGTACTAAGCCATCTTTAAACTTGGTCATGACACGTTCTGGCAAGATTAAATCTTGTAAATTCTTTGGTCTGTATTTCTCTGTAAATAAAGCGTTCATATTTTACGTATTTTAAGAGTTATACACTTGACTCTAGCTAAGTTTCATATATAAGATATGAAAAAGTCCAGGATTCCTGACATTATAAGGGTCAATACTCCACAACCTGCTAATAGATATGGCATTGTACTTAAGAACTTAGACAAAGCACAACGAAGACTATTGGTGTTTAATAGGGTGCTGTCTGGTAAAGCCGATGACGATCAATATATGCAAATCTTATTTGACGTATATGGATCCCACAAGAACTCGGAGAAGCTCAAATTCTATTATGATAGATCAACTGATGAAATTGTTAGAAAAGATGCATTAATTGACTCATATACAACAGTCGATTGGAAATGTGCTCTTTCTGGCAAACCAATTAAGGCTGAGTTTATGTGCTTTGACATGGCAAACTTCTTAGACGAAGAATATATGGATGCCCTTAAAGCACCAATGGTCGACTCCAGAATTTTGAAATCGACCATTGAGTTTAAAAAATATTGTCAAAAAATATTAGAGGATCAACAAAAGGCATTTATGAATTACTCAAAACGTAATGCAAAACCTCGTCGTCCTGAAAGATTAGATTAATCTTGAGAATGAATCTTTAACTGATAGAGATTCATTAAGTAGAAATGACATTTCTAATTTCTTAATTTCCATTTCAAATAGTCTACTTAATTCAGTACCTTCTAACTGCCAAGATTCTTTTGCAGCTATTTTATCTTTAAGATCTTTGATCTTTTGAATTTTAGCTTCATCACCAGACTCTTCAGCTTTTTTAAGTAAGTTCTCTATTCTTGATAACTTATCTTCTTTAGAATTTTTAGCTGGTTCTTCTTTTGCTGGTTCTTCTTTTGTAGGTTCTTCTTTTGCGGGTTCTTCGGTTGTTTCTGGTTTTTCAGGTTCTTCATCACCTAATTCGCTAATCTTCTTTCTAAGATCGTTTAATTTACCTTTGAAAAGATCAACTTTTTCAGTGTCTTTTTCAAGTTTAGCTTTTTGCATTTTGAAACCAACAATTTTCATATCTGTTGCTAATAAGTCTCTGCCTTCTTTGCCTTCTTTAGATTTTTCTAATTCAGCAATCTTTTTATCGTATTCTTCGATAATTTTATCTTTATTAGCATCAACTTTGCTTGCAGATTCTTCATCTTCTTTCTTAACAGATTCAATTCCCGCTTTCATATCTTCTTGAGTCTTCTTAATAGTCTCTTCCAATTTAGCTTTTTCTTCAGGATCCATATCATCTGATAACAATTTCATTTTTAATTCTGCAATTGTATTAGCGATTTCGTTCTTTTTATATGCAATAAGTTTTCTAACTTTACCAGAAAAGAATCCACTTAATGCTTCTTCGCCGTATTTTTCATCTAAGTGCGTTTGAAAATCTTGAGAAGCTTTAGAAACATCATCTTTTTTCTTTTGAATAGTTTGAATTTGTGTTGTAAGTTTTTGAGCAACTACTCTTGCTTTTGCTTTTAATTTAGCTGCAGCTGGATCTGGTTCTTCAGACGTAGAAGTTCTATTTGCAGTATCTTCTTCATCACTTGTTTGACCTGTTTCAGCTTTAAAAGCATCTTGTCTTTCTTTGAGTTTATCGATAGCAGCTTCTAATCTTACTTCTTGTACTTTTAAAGTCTTTAATTTATTATAATCAGCTTCAACAGTAGCACCTAATTTTGAGTTTCTTTTTGAATCTTTAATAGCTTTAACACCTAATCCAAAAATACCTAAGATACCAGCAAGACCGCCTGCTAATAATGGAAATAATGGATCTCCACCGAAGAATGTATCTGCTAAACTCTCGTTCAATTGATTTTCAGATTCTTCTATAGCTTCTGGTTCTAATTGAATTGAAATATCTTTAAGTCCATTAATAATTGTATCAATCTCTGCTGATAAATTACTAACATAGTCTGAATCAACTTTAGTATCTGAAACTGATGCTGCACTTGGAGCAGGAGTTGCAGAAGCACTCATACTAGAAGTCATTTCTGCTTCATTGGTTTTTGTTAAGAAAGCATCGTAAGAAACTAATGCTTCATTTAATCTATATTTTTTCATAGTAAAATGTGTATTTTCTTTCTGTATATATCCAAAAAGAAAAAGGCTTCCATTTCTGGAAGCCTTTTTAAATTTAATATAAATTCTGTACTAGATTATAGTATAGAACCTGACATTGTTGGAGCTGCATAAGTAGCACCATTAATACCAAATGAATAGTACATAGTTTCTGGGTGGAAACCTGCTTCAACTAAAGCAAATCTAGATTTAACAGCTACTTTCGGAGCCATTGTACCTTCTGCAATAGTTTGAACTGATTCAGCCATTAAATAAGGCATGAATACTAAACCAGGACCGTTACCGTCACCTTTTCTACCAACTAATACTCTACCATCATTCCAATCCATTCTTGGATCAGTGTAGATGTTAATACCAGCGATTGAACCTACAGGGTAGATAGCACCAGCATTTTGAGAGATTGTGTTAGAGAATGGATTTGGAACATAACCAGCAACTGATTGTAATACAGTAGCAACTTGTGGTCCTACAACCGCGAAGTTACCAGCACCTCTTCTACCTCTGTTTGCGATTAAATTCGCAGCAGCTAAGATGTTAGTGTAAATTTTTCTGTATTCAGTGTTTTCAGTTCTACCACCTACTGATGTAGATAAATTGATAGTTACACCTAAAGAAATACCAGCAGCAGTAGCGTTAGTATTAGCTAAAGTTCTTAGGTTTTTGATGATAACGTTGTTGATACCTTGAGTTAATTCGTTAGTTAAAACTGCTTCTACTTGAGCAACAGCATCAACACCGAATTGTTTCAAATCTTGTACTTGCTCTCTTGTAACTGCAGCAGCAACTTGGAAAGTCTTAGCTTCAACAGCTTTAGAGAATAAAGAAAGACCCATGATATTATCAGGAGTTTGTTCTCCACCTTCTCTTGAGAATGGATCACCAGCTACGTTAGAAGCTGCAAATCCTGGGATATGATCTTCTAATGCTTTAACTAATTCAACAGTTACACCAGATGCTGTAACAGTAGCAGTTAAAGAATCTAATGCTAATTTAGCATCTGCAAGAACAGTAGCTGCTTTAGTAAGACTTACTTTGAAAATTAATTTACCATCTAATCTTGAAGTACCTACTAATTCATATCTACCGTATGTAGTATCTGCAGGAATTGCATCACCAGTTAATCCTTCAATTTCAGCTTTAACTGCTGCAAATTCTGCATCTAAAACATCAACTTTAACATAAGTTGGAGCGTTAGCGTTACCACCGTTAACTCCTACTAATCTACCACCTTCGTAAGTGAAGTCTAAGTAAGATAATAATCCCATTGGACCAGCCATTGGAATAACAGGTACTAAATCCAAACCGATAGTTTGAGCAGCAACTTGCATTGCTAATGGTAATAAAGTTGGAGCTTTGTCACCAGAACCTTTTGTTGCGAAGTTAGCTGGATTTGGAAGTGCTGTAGCACCCATACCACCTAAGTTCATTGATGTACCAGTAACCATGTAGTTTACAGCACCGTTAGCATCTTCGTAAAGCTTGTGATTATGGCAGTATTCTGACATCCAAGCTAATTTTTCTGAATCATTGATACCAGTAGCAGACTCAATGATCGGTGACCATGTTGCTCTGATTTCTGAAGCGTTAATTGCGTTCATAATAATTATTTTATTTTTTATTTTTGTTTTTATGAGGGTTGTACCCTAGACATCAGCCTTTTGCTTCTTAGCTAATTATTTCTTACTATATATCCTAATACTTTTTGATTTTTTCCAAAAGTATGAAAATAAAAAAGCCCATCGTTTAATGGGCTTTTCTAAAGGATGTTTATTACTTTCTAAACTTAGCATTGATCGCTTCAGTAACTGAAGTCATATCGTATGGTAAGCTAGAAGTTTTAGTTTCAACTTCTTCTTTGACCATAGCAACTTTTTCCATTACTGGAGAATATTCTCTAAGATCTCTTGTTTGCCAGAAGTTTCTAACTTGATATTCTGTTTCTAATTTAGCGTATTTAGATTGTGCAGCGATTTGAGATTTCTTACCTTCTGATAATTTATTCCAAGTCTCTTTGTATTCTGATGGCATTACTTGAATAAAGTATGGCTCAGAGATTGATGTAGTAACTTCAGTTAATACATTTTCAAAGATTGCATTGATCTGTCCTTCTGTTAAGAATCCAGCGCCTTCAGTTTGTTTTAAAACTGCAGTTTTAGCTGATTCCTCTAAAGCGTTGTATTTAGCTTTAGTTTCGTTAGATACCAATCTAAAGAAGTGAGGATCATTGTTTGCTTTAACAGTTGCTTTCTCGATCAATGCTGATAATTTAGCAGAGATTTCTGATTTGTAAGCTTCTTGTGCAGAAACAACTTCTTTTGCTGCGTCAGCGCCTTCAGCTTTACCAGCTTCTTTGTCACCTTCTTCAGTTTTAATTTCTGGAGTTTTATCAGTTAAGTCAGCCTTAACGTCTTCACCTTCGATACCAGCTTCTTCACCTTCAACTTTACCTTCAGTTGAATTATCTCCAACTTTGTCAAGTTCATTTTTCTTAGCAGCTTCATCGTGCTCTTTTCCAGCTTCATCACCGTTTTCTTCAACTACTAAATTCTTGTTGAAAGATTCTGCAATGTATTCAGCGTATTCAGAAATACTTTGTACATTTTCTTTTAGATAGTTTACATAGCTTCTTAAGTTCTTGTTAGTCTCAACAGTTTCGTCTAAACTTTCAGCTAAATAATTGCTGTAGTCTTTGATTTTTGCTGTAGATTCTGCAACATGCTCTGTGAAAGAAATGTTTTGATCTAATTTTTCTGCCATATACTTCGTGTACTCGATATTATTATCGGTCATTTCTGCAACGTGCTCAGCATATTGGATGCTTTGGTCTAATTTCTCAGAAACATACTCAACATATTCGCTAAGCTTCTTAACATTCTCAACGATATGATCGTTGTGTGCAATTAATCCAGTCATTTGTTCGTTCATTTCAGAAGTTGTATTATCTGAAGTTACTTTTGATAACTGTTCTTTAAGGGCTTTAATTTCCTCAGCAAGATACTTTGAGTAGCTATTGAAATCGTCTACATTTACGTAAGATGTCATAGTGCTCTCGTTTGTTTTATTTTGATTTAAGTTTGTTTTGTTGTTGTCAGGAATTTCAAAAATAAAGAACGTATCATTATTTTCAAATCCATAAGCTTCATTAACTCTTTTTAACTCAGCGTTTTCAAATCCTGGATCTGCTACTAAGTCATAAGTAAATAATTGCTTAATCTGTACTGTACCATCTTCTCTTACTGCACCAGCAGCTCTAGAAGAAATTTGTAAAGGAACACCAGCATCAACTAATGCTTTAGCTTGACGACCAGCATCAGTATCTAATAATCTAATTCTTCCTCTAACTTGTTTTGAATCTTTATCGTATGTAAGATCTTCGATAACGTGTGAAACATTTTTCAAAGAAATATCAAATTCCTTCGGATGGTCAAGTTCTCCCAATAATTTAGAAGATTTAATCTTAGCTTGTAAAGCTTCGATCTGTGGAAGATACTCGCTCTCTGTATAGATTCTTTGATTACGGTTTTTCTTGTCGATTTCACCGAAAATACCTTCTAATACGTATTTTTCATTTGCATCTGTTGAAGCAAGTGATGAATTAGAACGCTCAAGAATCAATAAATTTTTATTTGACATATCTTTTTCTAGTTTTTTGTTTTTCTATATATCCTCTTTTTTAAGAAATTATGAAATTATACACCGAGTCCGGCTAATTCGTCATCTCCACCTTCTTCTTCTTTTTCTTTTTCCTTTTTCTTTTCAGTAGATTCAGCTTCTAATTTCTGATACCAAGAAACAATTGTACCCATTTCTTCTTTAGTGAAAGAAGCGTTACCATAATGTGTAAAGAAATAATCTTTTACTGATTCTTCTGAATTAGCAGAAACAATAACTCCTAAAATTTCTTGAGCTTTGATAGTTTTACCTTTATCAAGTGTAATATCGCTCACTGTAACTTCTGAATCTGGATCAGATTTAAGATGGTCTTTATTCTCATCTTCATTTAAGTTTACAAATTCGTAAAGGCTTTTAACGTATTTCATTTTAATATCTTTATTTTACATTCCCATCATTCCCATTGCATTAGGATCTTCTGGTTTTTTAGCATCTGCTGTTCTCTTTCTGGCTTTTGCGGCTTCATTAGCTGCAACATCATCTGGAGAAAGTTTTAGGTATTTATCTACTAAGAAATCTAAATCGAAATAGTGTTCTTCTTGCATAGTAGCTTGATCTGTTATCATCAAGTTTGTAAATAAGTTGTTGATGAAGTCTAGACGTTTGTCCATAATTTCCATGTGCTTCATTTCTGAGAACATGTTTTCTTCATTATATCTTAATGCAATCTGTGATTTAAAAACCGGATCATGTTTAAACTCAGGATATTTTAAACACATTTGAATGTATAATGGTTTAACTAAAACCTCTTGGAATCCTGAACGTAAACGATTTACGAACTTACCAAATTTGATCTCATCACGAATCATACCATCGGCAGCAAGGTTGAAATCACCTCCACCATCTTCATACATGAATCTATTGTAAGGAATTTTTGAAACGTGTTTTAATTTATCTGAGAAGTATTTTAAGGCTTCTGTATCTGATAAATCTGGACCGTCTCCACCCATTGTTTCAATCTCTGGAGATTCGTTATCTTTTGAAGGTAACCAGTATTCTTTGTTGAAAGCCATCATTGGTTTACCATCTACTTTTAATGTAGCTGAATCCCAATCAAAATCCACAACCTCTTTATATGAGTTCATTAATTGTGCTAATGATTGTTTTGCTCTGGTTTTAGATTTACCACCAACTGGGATAATAAATTTCATTCTAAATGATGCGTTTGTTACAGCCCAAATTACTCTGGTATGTTCCATGATACGCAATAAGTTAAATGCTCTAACTAATCTTTCTACATAAGATACGCGCGATGCAGTCGTAATAGAAGAATATGAGATGTAAATAATTTGAGAATCGTATAACTTACGTTCTTTCATTGGATCATCTTTATACTGGATCCAAACTTTTTTACCGTCATCTTTGTTAAATGCTGGCAATAAACTAATAGGATCTAATTCTTTAAATCCAATTACTTCTTGTTGTTTATCATCGTAGATAATCTCAAAGGCTAAATAACCATCGATTAAGAATTTTCTATAGTAATACCATGCAGTTTGATCCACATTAAATCCAAAGTAAGTAACAATTTGGTTGAAAAATTTCTGCATGTTCTTTTGAACATCTTCAGAAACTTCCATACCAATTAATTCTGGATAACAAAAGAAATTTCTATTATCATAAACAATAGATTCATCACAAAGAATATCTAAGATGTCTTCGATCTCATCATGCATTGAGAATCCTCTTAATTCATCTCTTCTTGCTTTATAATTAACATCAAAGAATGGAATATTTTTCTTTAGGTTAGTATCTGCCATTGATAACGCGGCGAATGCTGCGTAAATGTCATCATTGTCAATACCTAACGGGTTAACCATTCCGTATCCTACTTCGTTTTCTAAGGTACCGATCGCCTGTGAGTTACGAATGACCATGTCGTCATATCGCATACCGAAGTTACTAAGGTCTTTCAATAAAGTTGAGACTCTAAATCCTCTACCTTTAGAAAGTGGACCTCTTCTTGGGTCACCTGGTCTATCTACAAATCCTGCCATGTTTTATTTTCTTTTTGTATTTGTTATATATCACGATTTTTAAAGTAGTCAGAGAATTGCTTTCTAACAGCAAAAACACTAGATCCATTTAACTTTAATAGATCTAATTGGGCAACTTTTACCCAGCTCTCGTAACTTACTACGCTTTGTTTAGTTTTTAATTTCGGTGAATATTGTCTGATTGCAAATTCAAAGCCGAATTTATTTAAGAATTTATAAGCATCCTTATATGTTATCTTTAAATCTTTTTGATGAAGTGCATCTTCAGGTTTGGCTTTTTTAGCCACCTCGATTTTATTTTTATAAACTTCATATACTTTGTCAAGTAATTGTGTTCTTAATCTGATTGGTAAAAGATTTAAATTAATTCCCAGATCATTATGTTTGGCGTCTTTTGGAGGATCTAAAGCTAATACCATTGGATTTTCATCCCACCAATCTAATGTGGCTTCTGTAATTGGCGTTGTATACCTAAAGATGTAAATATGTCCAGGACGAAATCTCATATTTGTCTTGGCATTATTTGATGGTGCTTTACTAAATACCTTTAAGCCTTCTTTATACCATGATTCTGCTTCTTTTTTAGTTTTAGCAGCTCCACCGGTGTCTTTTCTATAAGCATTAATTTCTGTTATCAAACGTCCCATCTTACTTTAAACTTTTTTCAGTTAAGACTATAAATTTCCACTTGCGATCTTCAGCCCATGCTTTTGCAGCGACATACTTGTCTCTGTTTTTTACATATTGTTCGACTATGTATTTATAATTTTCTAAAGCTTTTTTAGTATTTTTAGTCGGTGGCGTTGGTTTAATCAAGTGAGATTCTGGTTTAATTTCTACTAAGTATTCAGTAAACTTACCATTAACTTCAGTTTTCATATAGAAATCTGGATTGTAAGTATGTTCTCGATTATCAACAGAGTACCAATACTTAATTTCTACAGGCTCACTTGACCATGAAACTATTTCAACTTTAGAGTCACAATAAATCATAAACTTTCGTTCCCATGAAGATCTATATATGATGGGCATTGGTCCAACATATTTCTCTGGGTTAACTGGCTTGTAATATCCTTGGACATAACCAGATGCTTTCGAAGGTTTAACTCTTTTTATTGACATTAAATGTTGTACATTCCACTCGTACCACCTTCATCGTCATATCCTGCAGTTCTGTCTAAACTTAAGGTTCCTTTATACTTAACTGGATATATTTTATTCCAGCCTTTAGCATAACCTCTTTTAGCAATCTCTGTAAAATATGCAAATGCGTTTGGATACTTGGGGTTAAAGTTTTTCCAATATTTCAATAGATCTAACAATGCAAATTGCAAACAATCCTCTCTGTCCTCTTCTCTAACATAGGTCATTCTATTGATAGCCCGCTCAGCGAGCATGATTAACATTTTTTCCGCAGTTGGTGTTAACCGATCTTGTTCCAGAGATTTTACCATCTCATCGTATAGATCTTTATTATTTAAATAGTTCTTTTTAGCCACTTAGTATGTATTTGTTTTTCTTTATACGCAAAAAAGGCCAAATGTTTCCATTTGGCCTTTTGTATTCAATTCTTTAAGTATTAGATTGACATTGATGGGTCAATATAAACTTGATTCTTCGGAATATTATATACGTTATCGTTAAATTTTACTTTAATCAAAGAATCTTCTGCTCCTTGAGTATAATCTAATGCACTTACCAAAATTGAATCTTCAGGTTTGATCCCCTCAAATTCTGCTTTTAGATTGCCAATTACAAAATTGTCTAGATCTTCAGAAATAAATTCTTCGTATAATTTAATTCTTAACATTATAGTTTTACCTCTAATTCTTTAATTTCTGCTTCAAATTTAGCGATTTCACCATTGATAAGATCGTTAGCTTCTTTAATTTCAACAATAGATCTATCAGCGTTAGCTAATTGCTCTTTGCTTTCTTTTAAGAATGCGATTAGATCTTTCTTCTCAAGAATTTCAGCTCTAATAGATGCTGATTCTGCTGCTGCACCTTCTAAAAGATCTGCAACTAAATCCAAATGAGAAACTCCAGTTTGTTCTGTGATGTATTCTAATGCTGAATTTGCATTGTTTGCTTTGAAGAATTTGTAAATTCTGTTAGCTTCGTTCATTCTTGAAACGTAAACATTATCTCCAGCTCTCATAATATCAATATTAATGTCACCTTCTTTGATTGATTCAACGAAATCAATAGAAACGATTTTTGAAATGTTTTCTACTAAGTAAGAGAATGAATTAGCTGTGTTGCTTTCTTCGAGTCTAATGATACCAGCAGCAAATAAGAAATTTCTTAATGTATCTGATGTAGCTACTTCAGTTTTACCAACAAAGTATTTGTTCTCGTTTAAGTTGTAAGAAATCTTAGTGATTCCTTTGTGCCAGATAATTTCTGATTCTGTGATTGTAAAGAATTTTAATGCTTCTACTAAAGCCACGAATTCTACTGGTACTGTTTCTGCCTCTTCAATTACATCGTTAACAATTGAAAAGTTCTTTCCATTTGAGTGAAAAATGTGTCCGTTGTTAATCGCGAATAAAGGCGAAAGTTTGTTATTTGCCATGATTTAATCTATTTTGTTTTCTGTATATATCAGTTTTCTTCTACCTTTTTGGTAATTACTCTTTTATTTGAATCAACTGATGTCCTGTCAATGTCTGGACCGTTTTTCATTTCAGTTGCATAGTTATGAATTTCAAACATTCTGTTACCATTATTGTGCTCGGTATCCCATTCAAATGCTGGAATAAAAGATTTAACTTCGATTGGGAATGTTACGCTATAACGCTCTTTATCTTCAAATGAGAATTCAATTGGGCGTTTAAGATCGTAATCTTCTGGAAGTGCATAATAAGATGCAATTCTATATGTTCCATCTTCTAAGTGTCCTACTTCAACATTAAAGTAATTACTCTTATACATGGTTTTAATAATCATTTCTGCCAATTTTAAACAATCTAATTGACTAGAAACTCTAACTTCAATATCAAAGCTTACTGTCACTGGAATCATTTGAAACTCAGCAGTAAAAGATCTCATGGTATTATCTGCAGCTAATTTAGCATACGTTCCCATGTTTCTTTTATTAACCAACGAATCTGAATCAATTGCTAAACCCGTCATGTTAATAACACCTCTTGGTACAACATCGTAGTTTCCGTCTGCAAGTCCCAGAGGATTACAATCTTCATCTTCTCCAGTTGTAAATAAGAAATTATCTCTCATGAAGTTCTCATCACCTGCAATTGCATAATAGAATGGAACATCAACAGCAATACGCTCTTCTGCACTCAATTGGCGCATAATATACAATTTATTATTTAGATCTGCTAACAGTCCAATAATAACGTGTCTGACGATACTATCGTCCTTGTTATATTTTTGATTGTAAGTTGCCATTTAGTATATATCGTAATTTATTCGATAGATTCTATTGTGAATTTAGAGAATCCATTTTCTCTATATATGTTAATTTTCTTATCGAATATTTCATGAGGTAGCACGGTATGATTAATTACAAATGTATTAATTTTGTTTTCTTTAATCACTTGGCTAAGAATCTTCAAAATATTGTAAATACCATCCTGATCCACTGAACTTAATAACTCATCTAAAAATAGCAAGTTTAGTTGAGGGAATCTTAACTTTAAGATTTTGATGATGGCCACGATGATAATAAAGTCAGCTTTCTTACGTTCTCCTGTCGAAAGAGTAAGAGCATTGACTTCTTCACCTAAATGTGTAATAATACAATTGAACTTGTCATCGAATCTAATATGAAAATGAAGATCCATTGACCGTACCATGGCAGCAATATTATTATTTAATGCTGGCAAAATTGTTTTGATAGCTAGGTTTTTAACACCATCTTCACCAAAGACATTTTCTAAATACTCTAAGAAGTTATAATCACCCTGAATAGTATCTTTAGATGCAGACTTTTTACCTTCACTGGTTTCAAATTCAGTAATGATCTGACGTAAATGGTCGAATTCTTCAGTACCATTATTTGCCTCTTTGATTTTAATTAGCTCTTCTTTTAGCTTACGAATACTGTATGCAAAATTAGTTGCTCTCTCATCTATTTCAGCACTCTTTTCATTTAAGGTCTTAATTTCTGCAACTAATGCATTAACTTCTAGTGTTAAATTATCAGCTTCTTCGGTATCATTTGTCAATTGTATGTTTAATTTACATAAATGATCTGTGTGCCATTCTGAATCTAATTTGGTTTCACAGGTTGGACAATGACCACTTTCATATAAAGAAATCTTTTTCTTAAGATTTAACAATTGATTTTCCAAGTCACGTTTTCTATTACGTTTAGTATCGTAGCTATCTTTAAGCGCATTTGTTTTAGTAGCAATCTTATCCTTAGCTTCTTTAATCTTTTTGGCTTTTTCACCAAGATCCAATAAGCTAGCTTTCATTTCTTCGATCTTGCCTTTGTTTTTTTCATCAGCTTCTAAAACCAAAGTATTTAATTTACCTCTAACCGAAGTAATTGACTCTAAGATTTGTCTTAATTCTGCATCTAAAGAATCAAGATCCATTTTTAATTGCTTTCTTTCTTCTTTAACACTATTGAACATTTCGTTTAGGATTGAGAATCCAAACATTCTGTCAATGATTTTCTTTTTATCAGTTCCTGTCATCGTTAAAAACGATTTAAAGTCATTGATTGATAAGATGATAATGTTTTTAAATACATGATAAGGTATGCCATAGATCTCATCTTCAAGATATTCTTGAATTGATTTCTTACCAGCTTTGTCAAATTCAACTCCATTAACTAATACAGAGAATTTGTTTGGTAAAAGACCACGCTCAATATCAATGTCCATGCCTTTACATGAAAGTTTAATTCTAACCCAAAGATTTTTATTAATACGATTGGGCAGATCTGCCATACGAGCACCTTCTACTTTACCATATAAAGCAAATAAAATGGCATTGGCGATAGTAGTTTTACCATCGCCATTCTTACCTAGTGTTAAAAATAATTCAGCTCCTTCGTCCTTAAATTCTATTTTTTGAATTTGATTACCGTAACTTGCTATATTCTTAAATGCAATTGATTGTATCTTCATATTTAAGCTTCAAAATCGTAATTGTTTGCACATTTATCATATACAATTCTTACTTTGTTTTTAATTCTTTCCTTTACTTCTTCATCCATTTGCATACCTTCAATATAAACATCGCATAGTTTCATGATGTCATATTGTTTGTACATTTCTTCGATATCACCTAAATCATAAAGATCTTTGTCTACAATATCATTCTCATCATAGATATTCGGTTCAATACGACGACTTATGTGCTGGATCTCATTGATTAAACGACCAAGGGCTGATGTTGTTGCAATCTTACTTGGTACAAATAAATCAACATAATTGTTTCTGATAACTTCTTTAAAGTCACCAATTGGTGTGTTGTATAATTTAGCTAAGTCAAACTTAACAAATTTAGGAGAAGTATGATTCTCAAAGAATTGCTCTTCCATATTTGATAAGTCTACTAACCAAAATCCTTTTTGATTGCCAGAATCACTTCTGGTCAGTTGATATGGTACACCAACCATATTCAGTTTACCTAACTTTTGACGATAATGGATGTGTCCAGAATAAACTGCATCATACTTGTTATATTGGTTAACATCTGAACCATGTTCATTTTTAACTTTGGCATTCAATGCCACACCTTTTACCTCAGAATGACAAAATACAATATTTGCATTTGGAAATTCTGCAAGAGTTTCGATCTCATGTTCTGGATCTTTTCTCCATGGCATCAATAAAATGTTCTTTTTAGCCCATTTATATTGAATAGGATCTTTGTAAACCATTACATTAGGGATCCATTTGATTGAATCAATGGCACTAACTTCATTAGACTTTTTAGCCCAAATGTCATGGTTTCCGACGATAACATGTGTTGGCATTATTTCTCCACACTTCTCAAAAAACTCAATTGCGTAATGTAATACTTTAAGATTAATAGATTGTCTATTATCAAAAGCATCACCAACTTGTACTAAAACATCTCCAGGTTGATATTGTTCTCTTAACATTGGTAAGAAAACAGTTTCATAAAAATTCTTTTGGATCTCTAACCATTCTACAGAGTTTGATCTTACACCTAAATGCATATCGCCTAGGATCCAAACTCGTTTTACTGGTTGTTTTAGTACAGTTGCGTCAATCATTACTTAGAATAATTTTTTAATGTTCTTACGATTAAGAACGTTGGTTTTTTGATCTAATTCTTCAATTAATCTTTCTTTAAAGATATTGCTTAATGCATTGTAAAATTTAGTAGAATGCACATTAAAATAATCTGCTGTTTCGGCAAAGATCTCAATTCTTGAATATCTTGAAGCTAATTCATCTTCTAAAAATTCATAGATTTGATTAATATCAATCTTGCGTAATTTCTTTGATTCACCGAATTCATCTATTTCATTAAAATGTTTAAATCTAGATTCTTCAATTAAAGAATGCATGTGTTTTCTTAGGTGTTCCGTATGAATCTTTTCATCTTCAGGTCGATCATCGACATACTGTGAATTGATATTAAATGAAATTGTTCCATTTAATTCGAAGTCTCCGGATTCAAACGTATTATCGAAGATTTTATCTGTTTTATTTCTCATAAGCTGTGTATATTACTATTTGTAACATCATCTGTTTCTGTTAGTCTCATATAATTGTAATTGATTTCGAGACGGCATTTAGTTCCTTTACCTTCACCATCTCTAATTTTAAGTAACTTTAACCAATATTCCATGTTAGATCTCATCAAGTCATCTTGAATAATACCTAACATTACATCGGCTGTGTGTGAAAGACCTGCAGATTCTGCAATATCTGTCATTGATATATCACTTGAGTTGTAACCATTTCTGGTAATTTGTGTTGCTGTAATAACTAAGAATTTATTTCTTACTGACATTGCTCTTAAATCCTCTGCAATTTGTTTGATCTTCATGTAAGTATTCTCAGTGTTTGGATTTCTGTAGTTTGCTAGGATATTTATATAATCCACTACAATCGCACCAATCTTGATCTTCTTTTCCTCTTCTAATTGTTTAACATAAGCTTCAATATCCGGTACTGTTGCTTGAGAAGTTGGAAATTGTTTAATGAATAATTGTCCTGGAGGATTTAAGCCATCACCAACTGATTCTAATCTTCTTTGAATATAATCTTTGTTTTCAGCTTTGTTAGAATAATCATTTATTGGAATTGTCAATAAGTTTGAACCAATACGCTTTACAAATTTATGTGCTGCCATTTCCATTGTAATTACAACAGTATTAATACCTGCTTTTACACAGTTTGCAGCATCATTTGCTAAGAATATAGACTTACCAATGTTTTGCTCACCAGCATAAACTACTAAGTTACCATCTCTGTCATAACCACCACTAAGAACTCTGTCAATAAAATTATAACCCGAAGTTACCTTTTCATTGTCTTTTTGATTGTGAGAATCTACTTCAAAGAAGTTTAATCCCAGATCAGAATTAAACGTGATGTTGTTTCTTTCATTGATTAAGATCTTAACTTTACTAATAACTGAATCTGCATTTTCTGGTGTAATTTCACTAGTCTTAATGTACTCAATAGTATCGATTAATGTTTGGTCAAAGTTTCTCCATTTGATCCAAGCTTCAGCTGTAGAAGTGATCCATTCTTCATCATAATTTGCAAGATCTACATCGTATACAATATTAATGATTTCATTGGTTAGTTTGTCTTTGGTTTTTTTGCTATTCTGAGACAGCATTTTCATTTGATCCTTACTTGGCATTTCATGGAATTTACCATAAAAAGCTTTTGCTAAGTAACTCATCAAATCAATCTCTTCGCTCTTGTAAAAACCCATTTTAACCGCATCCAAATATTTTGGTTTGGTTAATGTTAATTTAAAAAATATTTTTTCGTAATCTTGTCCGAATTGCATCTGGTTTCTTTATTCTTCTACGTGAATTTATATAATTGTTTCGTAACCTTTATTCGAAAGGATTACTAAGAACTTGATAAGCCTCTTTTCCTGGCTCATCTTTGGTTTGAGCGATCCATCCTTTTGTAATTAGTAAGTCAATACTTTCTTTAAGGATTTCATCTCGCCCTGGACAATAATATGTCGCTACTGAATGCAAAGTAAAAGTATCTTTGAATCTGTCAGGATACTTGTTGGCCCTATCAACGACATAATGTAATACATCGATTGGTTCGGGCCAACTTGGTAAATCCTTTTCTATTCCCAAGATAAATTTAATAGGCAATTTATCTGGGTTTAGTTTAAGCATCTTCTAAGATTTCGTCTAAGTTTGCTACAGCTTCTTCTGAATTGTAGTTGAAAATTGGTTGAATGTGTTTGTTAATTTTTTCTAAGACAGATTGAGTAAATACTGTTTCTGTAAAGAAGTCTCTGCTTTTAATTTGATAATCTAAATGTTCACAGATCCATGTTGTTGCTTTTTTGTTAACAGTTTTCTCTCCTGTTTTCTTATCAATAGTACCTCTATCAATACCACAAATATCCCAATCAGCATATTGCTCTAAACCAACAAATCTGTTCATACCTTTTGAAAAATCCAAATGGAACTTAATAGGGTGTGGTTTTGCAAATCGGTTTTTATCTGGTTTTGCAGTTACAATAATACCAACTTTTTGTTCTCCGTCTTTTAATTGAGCTTTATTAAGCATCAATACAACAGAAGCTGCATATTCTGGTCCTGTTCCACCACCAGCAACTTGACGACTAATAAAATCTTGTGTCATGTATGTGTGGTTGGTAAATAAGAATGGAATTTTAAGATCTGCCATCGGAGTCATAATAATTCTAAAGATTGATTTTAAAACTTTAGAACGAGTCATATCTGCTTTGTCTGATCCATTAGCAGCATCATCAATTTCTTTTTGAGTTGCTAAGTTACCTGCAGAATCAAGAATCATCATTACTTTAGGAAGTTCTTGACCATCTCTTTTGGCTTCTTGCATCTTTCTGGTAATGTTAGTTACCGAAGTTCTAAATTCTTGAACAGTGTTCGTTGGTTGATAATTTACTTTTGATGTATCGATACCAAATTTGCTCATTAGTTCTTTGTCTACTGCAGCTTCAGAATCATAAAATACAACATAGTATCCCATATTAATTGCCTCTCTGATAGAGTTTAATATTAGGTATGTTTTACCTGTTCCTGAAGGACCAGCAATTGAGCAAGATCTATTATTTGGCCATCCACCGAAAAGTGAACCCGAGATACATGCGTTTAAGTGATAGTTACCAGTATCGATCCACTCGGTAACGTCTGAGAAACTCGAAACATCCATTACAGAGCCAAGTGGATTGACTGCTGCAAGTTCTCTGTTGATGTCTTCGAATGTAAATGTGTTATTCTTCTTTGCCATAATTAAATTCTGTTTTTTCTTGTTCTCTTAATTCTTCTAGTTCGTCTTGTAAATGATTAACGGTATTAATTAATTCATTGATCTGATTGTCTAATAGAGCAATATGATTATGAATTCTTTTATACGCGTTAACGTAATGCTCTTGACGTTCGTCTAGATTTGTTGTGTTATTTTGGTTGCTCATCTTTAGTTTGTTTTTCAGCTTTGCGTGTACTCATTATATAGAGTTTCCTTATTATTTCTCCCAATTGCATATCATTCGGATAGCGATTGATTAAAGCTTTTAGTCTTCTAAATGTAAATGGTTGTTTCATATTAAAAATCAAATAGTGATGATGAAAATATTAAATTTCTATCCAATGGCTTCATATTTAGCGAGGCTAAAACTCTATTCATTGGATCAATAATTGCCTTTTCAAATTGAAGGTCAAAATCTATTGCTGGTGCGAACTCATAAGGATTATCTCCAGGCAAATAAGCGAATACGTCGCTTAGTCCATTTTGGTCTGCCACTTGATAGATCTTTAATTTCTCACCATTTGTAATTGTTTTGTATTTCTTTTTGTACTTAGAGTTATTAAGTAAGTAATTGTAATAACCAGCAGCTTTAACGTTTGATGGCGTTTTACTAGCAAATTGAAAAGTTTCATAGTCATCTAAGATATACTTTTGGATGTTATTAGTTCTTCTATTAAAAGCAATGTCATCGATTGGCGCAAGTTTAAATTCTTTTTTGCACTCTCTTAAGAAGTTTACAATACTTTCTTGAGTTGGTTGATCGCTTTTAAAGATTAGCTGTAATGCATCCTTTAGTTTCTTTCTAGCAAAAGTTGGAGTCGAGCTTTGAATAACTTCAAATCCAATCGTTTTGATATAAGATGCTCTTTCATATCTTTGATCCTCTTTTAATTTATCAGTCCATGCAATATCTTGAAGATATTTTTTCTTAGCCATCCAAATTCCTGAGTGTGCAATAGTTTCCAATTCAAATACTAAGAAGTTATCTGTATTGTTTGCTTCTGCATATTTTTCCATACACTTTGAAATGTAATCTTTTATTCTAAAGTTATAAAGCTTCATAATAAAATGATCGATGGTTAGTTTTTCACCATGCCATTCGATCGTATTGTACAGCTCTTCGAATTGTACATAACATGAATCTGTGTCAATATAGATTACCGCTGATTTTGCTACTTTATTCTTTACAGTAATATTAAAATGCTGATGTACTTGTACGTCTTTATGCCAAAATTCTTGAAAGTATTTGTTGATAATCTTTTCAGAATAAAGGATTGCATTCTTACCTTGTAAAGTAATTGATTCAGCAATATCAATGTTAAAGAAATGGAACCACTTGTTACCAAAGGCTCCGTAGATCGAGTTAAGAGTTAACTTTACAGCTTGTTCATAAGCAGTATACTTAGCCGACTCATTTTCAAGTTGGTCGGCTAAGTTCTGTAAATCTTCTTGATTTAATGTGTCCAAGTCTATATTTAATAGATCAGACATATTAATCGTTAGTTTGACAAGTTGCTATTGTAATAATTGTTTGTGAGTCTTTTGAAGCGAACATCACTTTACCAGTTGATGCTAAGACAGTTTGCTCTTCACGATCGATTAAGTTAATGTACTTCTTATAAAGAGATACGTTACCTTCACCTGTTGCTTCTGGATTAACTGTCCAATCGAAAGTTTTACCAGTTACTTTAACACCTTTCTTAGAAGTAATGCTAAAGATTTCTTCTTTATCTAAGTTGAATAAAGATTTAATTTTGTTAATTGATGTTACATCAACGTCAAAGTTAAAGTCTGTACCGTCTTTAGAGAAGATTCCATTGATTTGAGCTTGTGTCAAATCTTTAAATCCTAATGATGGTTCTGAACAAGCTAATGTAATTTTCAATTCGTCATTGTGTAATACTAATGAAGAAGCTACATAATCTTGATCTGTTTCCATGAAGTTAAGAGTTCCACTAATTGCATCATGTTCAAACATACGGAATGCTTCGATAACTTTGTTAGCATCGAAGAAAGCAACACGTACTGGTTTATCAGTAGGAACACCATCAACAGCGAAAATATCACTTAAATTACAAGTATGCATTTTAACTGCATCTCTCTGTGGCAAATAAGCTACAGAAACTACTTGGTTACCATCTTCAATCTTAAAATAGATGAAGTTATCAATTAGTTTCATACGGTTGATGAAGCTAATGAAGTTGTTTTGATCGATTTTTTGAATCTCAAGTTTCATATTTAATTGTTTATTTTGTATTTAAGTATTCTACGATAGATTTGACCTTTGTTTCAACAATAGTTACAAAACAAAAAAAGGGCAAGGAGTAGCGAATTCCTTGCCCAACAATCCGAAAACTAGTTTCGGTCCTAAGTGGGAGTCTTCAAACCCCCATTATTTTAACCATCGCAACTTAAGCAGTCAGGATTCATTGCTCTTGAAGCAATATCACCTCTGAGAACTGACTCAGTACGCATATAGTATAATGTTTTGATTCCGTTTTTGTAAGCTTCTAAATGTACTTGATTGATAAATTTAGGATCTGCTTCAGTTGGAAATGCCAAGTTTAAAGAAACAGCTTGATCCACATATTGTTGTCTAACTCCAGCTTGTTTCACCAGGTCTAACTGGTTGATTTCCTTGAATGTTAGATATACATCTTTAGGTGAAACGTACATGTCTTTGTCAGTGCCTTCTAATAGCTCCCAATCTGATTTCTTAATGATAGCTTTCTTAAGATCTGTTTCGCCTAACTTAACCATATATTCGTCTAAGATTGCTAGTTCTTGAACTGATCCACCATCTTCTAGAATTTTATCCCAAGTTTCTTTGTTGTTTTTACCGATTTTCTTTAAGAAAAATTCTAATGAAGGATTCTTACGAATAAATGTTCCTTTAGCTGTTTGTTCTGTAAAGACATTAGCAGCCCAAGGTTCGATACCTGCTGAAACATTACCAGATAATTTAGAATTTGAAACGGTAGGAGCAATTGCGCGTAAATGTGTATTTCTCATTCCAGTACCAACACACCAAAGTGGTTCGCCATATTCTCTAGCCATGTCTCTTGACGCTCTTTCAGATTCGATTTTGATCTGACTGAAAATCTTACGAGTTTCAAATTGAGCCATTAAACCTTCAAATGGAATATTACGTTCTTGTAAATATGTATGCCATCCTAAAACTCCTAATCCTAATGCTCTGCCTTTTTCTGCTGAACGAACTGAGTTTTCAAAGCCTCTCATATATTTTGCCCTGTGGATAAACTCTTCTAAAACTCCATCTAAAAACCAAGTTGCAGTGTACACTAAATCAGTGTTCTTCCACTCGTCGTATTTAGCTAAGTTAACAGATGATAAACAACATACAAAAGAGTGAGATTCATCTGTGTGTAAAGTAATTTCTGAACAAATGTTTGTCATAAATACTTTAAGACCATTCTTTTTGTAAGCTTCAGGTCCTTGACGATTTACGTTGCCTTTGTACATGATATATGGCTCACCAGTTGCTTTACGTTTTCTAAGTACTGCAGCCCAACGCTTTCTAGCTTCTTTGTCTCCAGTTTCTAATTTATCCATAAAGTCATCAGAAATAACAGCACATTGGTGCATATTTAATGATTGACGATTTACATCACCTTTAGGCTCTCTAATTTCTAACCATTCCCAGAAATCTCCATGTTCAATATCAATATTTACTGATGCTGCTCCACGTCTAACTGAACCTTGATTAGTTGCCAAGATTGAAGAATCATAGATCTTAATAAATGGCACTACACCATCTGATGTACCGTTTTGTGAAATTGTAGTTCCTGCAGGTCTAATTTGATTTACACAAATTCCTACACCACCACCATGTTTTGCTAATAACATTAGCTCTCTGTTCTTAGTTCCAATCTCATCAATTGAATCTCCTACATCAATACCAAAACATGAAATTGGCAAACCTCTTTCTGTTCCAGTGTTTGATAAAACTGGAGTAGCTAAATTTAACCAGCCTTTCCAAATGTAATCAAAGAACTTACTTGCCATTTCTGGTCTTTTTAATCTTTTTGCAACTGATGTTGCTACGCGCCAATAAGCATCTTTAGGTGTTTCACCTTCTAAAAGGTAACCTTTACTAATTGTCTTTACGTAAATTTCCGTATTCCCCCAGACCGGAAAATCGACTCCGATTTCCCATCCAAAACTCTCTCCGTGATTGATATTCTCCATATATTATTTATTTTTAGTCGAAAAGGTCATCTGCATCCCAATTTTCATCTTCACCAGCTTTAGAATAATCTGTGCTGCGAATTGCGAAAAAGTCTGTGTGAGTATGACCACCTGTTAAGTGATAGAACCAATCTAAATTACTTGCTAACTCTTCACTAAAGTGAAAAATAGATTCATAACCAAGTTCATTTAGCTTTTCATTAGCTCTCTTTTTGATAAACTCTTTTAAATGTTCAGCTTTCATGTTTTCTAGATCACCCATCTCAAACATTTTATCGATGAATCTAAGTTCCATTTCTACCATTAAGTGTGCTGCTTCTTCTACTTGAGATTGTACTTGTAATTTTAATTCTGGGTATTCTTCACAAATGTGTCTGAATAATTGGCATCCCATTTTTGAGTGTAAGGACTCATCTCTTACTGACCATTTCATTTGCTGACCAATGCCTTTGAGTGTATTTCTCATTTGGAATGAGTAAAGTACTGCAAATGAAGAGTATAATGAAACACCTTCTGCAAACGCTGAAAAGATAGCTAAAGATCTTGCTACTTCTCTTCTAGCATTTGCATCATGTTGAAGATCTTCGTGGGTATATTCATTGCTAGTTTCTACTAAGAAGTTGAATTTTTCTGCAGTAGAAGGTTCGTGTAAAAATGCTTTGAAATCTTCTAAGCCTAATGTTTCATTTAGATAAGAATAAGCTGTAGCATGGATAGTTTCTTGCGAACCAAACATCATTGCCATTTGTTTAATCTCATGCTTAGGAAACCATTTAGTAACCATTCCAGTCCAGTAATCTGAAACTGCGCACTCTGTTTGTGCAAATCCTAATAAGATATTTCCTACTAAATTCTTTTCATGTGGTAATAGTGTTTCATTCCAATCTTTAACGTCACCTTGCATCGAAATTTCTGTGTGTAACCAAAATGCCTGAGCTTGTTTTAACCATCCTTCTGTGTAATAAACCGGGAACTCAAATGGTTTATATTCTATTCTTTCTGTAAATATTCCTTTTATCATTTTTTAAAAACTCATTTTTTTCAAAAACTCTCCTAAGCCCAAAATAGGTCTACTTGTGTTTGACAAATAGACCTACTTATTGGTGTTTTTTTATATATCACCGAGCTTGGTCTTTTTGTTGATTTTTGTTACGTTATAATTTTGAAAGTTTTTCTCGTGCTTCCATTGCTTTAGTCGAAAGTTTATATGATGTACTCTTGTATTGTTTTCTTTTAGAATACAAATCATTTAAAATTTCTTTTAAAATTGATGTTTCTGTTTTATAAACAACACCGTTTTCACATACAATTACGTTTTTGTCTTCTCGACGTTCTTTGATTTTATCAACATCTACCTTTTCAACAAAGGCATCTGGTGAAATGTTGAATTGACGCATGATAGAGGGATATAGAGAGGCAAAGTCAAAGGCTGATACACCTTTGTGATAACCTGCTATTGGATCTTTTACGAAAGCTCCAGCATATTGCTCTTCTTTTTTATTATCTTCTCGTGGTTCTGTACCAATTCTTTGACCTCTGGTTGCTAGTGTTCTAGCTAATAACGCTTCAGTTACTGCAACGGGAGATGCTGCCTTATATAACGGCATTTGGGTGATGTTCGCCAGAGTTAAAAGTACTTCCATCGATCTTAATTTTTGGTCAATATAATAAACCAACAATGAATCGACTACGTTGTAATAAACAAACTTGGTAAAATCTTTTTGATATAATTCATTGAATGATCCAGAGAATTTAATCTTTTGAACTTTTAAGACTTCACCAGCTACATAATCTAATCGATTAGATTCTTTTACTTTAACTGAACGATCATACTTGTCATAAAGTTGCATGTAATCGAGAATACCCATGTGTAAAGGTCTTGAATCTGTTTGATCCACTTCTTTGGTTTTAGCAGAATCTTTAATATCAATCTGGAGACGTTTACATCGGTTTACGATATATTGCCAATCATAGTTAATAAAGTTCCACCCAGTCATCATGGCGAATTTTGGCATAAACTTATGAACAAAGGTGTATACCATATCATATTCGCTTTTAAACTTGATATATTTAAAAGACCATTCATCACCAAAATCTTTAAAGTATTCGTTATTATCATCTTCAACCTTTTTGATTTTATCATCACTAAGATCTTCTAAACCTAATACGATCGCTTGTTTGTTTGGTGTAATAATAGAAAAAGTCAAGATACGTGATTTAGCTTCTTCTGGTTTTGGGAAACCATCAACAATCTCAGTCTCAATATCGACGAAATATGTCTTTGGCATATTGTATGCATGAATTTCTGCACGATCTTTTTCAGGTAAAGAATCCATAAAATAAACAAGTGAAAACTTATTAAAGTTTCTGGATCCACCTAATTTTACAGATTTGCCATCCCAATTTTTATAAGTTGGGTGTTTTGCTCTGTCTTTGTCATCACAAACATACCAATTTTGAAATTCATCAATAGGGTAACGTTTGAATGCAACTTCTCCTTCTTTATTGTAATAGCTTACGATGACCTCGTTTTTACGCTGTTCGATGTCTAGTAGCATTAATATCCTCTTTTTTGGCGATTCTTATTTTCTTCAGCTTTTGCAAAGTAGTAATTATATGCAGTTTTAGCATCTAAACCAATTGAAGCTGCATAATTAATAAAGAAGTGTAGAATGTCAATCCATTCCATGTACAATTCTTTTTTGTCATCTTCTGATAAATCTGAAACTTTTAAAGTATCAAACTTAGCAAAGTCTTTTTTCCAGTATTTCCATACTGCATTACCAGATCCATCTTTAATACCACCAAGTGCATCTGTCATTTCATGAATCTCATCAATAACTGCGTGAGTATTAACATGCCAGAAGTTCATTACTTCTCTAATTGTCATGTTTTCAAACTTAATACCATAAGTTGACTCTTGCATTTCTTTTTGATGTTCCATTATGTCGGCCAAGTGTGTGGTCGACTGATCATAGAAGTCGTTTACTTCTAAATCTTTACATTCGTTATCTATATTCGCCATAATTTTTCTTTGAGTTTATACTTTACTTAGTTGTTTTGTTTCTTAACTTTGTTGCAAGTTCTTTAGCTTGAATGATATTATCTTCGATAGAGCAATAAGTCCATGAACCATATCGTCCAATTGAATAAATTCCTTTGATGTTATTCAGATCACTCCAGTAGTTGTAGGTTGATTCGCTTTTCTTAGTTATATGAACATACGCTGGATCCATAACAATAAACTGGTGGTCTGTTAAAACGTGATCTGTGATAATCTTACTAGACTTAAGATCTTTCAATACAGTTCTTAGTAATTCTTCCTCGTTTAGTTCTTGATTTGTTGTTGCTCCAATCTCGACATAAAGACTTAATTTATCTTGTCCTAAAATATTGTTATAAAATCCTATTCTATAAAATACTTCTTTGCCTGGGAAATATCTCCAATGAGTTTTAATGTCTGTACCTTTGTTAAATCCTAAATTAAAAACAGCAACTTTGTTAGATGTTAAATCTTCTGAATATCTGCCAGTTGTTGCCAATAATTTATTAAATGGCATTGTACTTACTAATGTATTAAATTTAATAGGTCCTCTAGAAGTGTGTACTATTTTATTCTCAACATCTATTGTACCAACAAACGTATCTGTCATGATTTTGGTCTCATCTACTGTTTTAAGAATAGCTTTAACAAATTCATAACTACCATTTACTGGATAAATGAAAGTGTCATTATAAGATTTGTATCGAGATGACTTTGACATACGATTCATCAACTCTTTAAAATCAATGTTCTTCGGGAAGAATCTTCCCATGGCATTTGCATCTAAATTGTTTAGATCAGTTGCATATAACTTTTCATTATATGGAATCAAAAACTTTTCAGAAGTTGCTTGACCTAATGAAGAATTAACATAAGATTTAAAGTTGGTATTATCAACTCCACCTACATTGTACATATCGATCAAACACTCTAAGAAATCTTCTTTAGGCAATTGATTAATATTGTATTGAAATGGAAAGTCTACGATAGTTCCTTTGTAATCGATATCAGTTATCTTTTCAACTTCTACAACTTCACAATCCATGTTTGCCATTATGTAGTCCTTAATCTCTTTATTTCTAAAGTGAAAAAAGTGACCACTATAATCCCAAACAAAACCATTTCTGATAGTAGTTTTACAATAACCGCCGAGTTCTGATCCTCCTTCGAGAATCAAATAGTCTTCTTCATTGCCCAAAAAGGAGGCAACTGATAAACCAGTTATGCCTCCTCCTATAATTAATATGTCTGTCTTAAGCATGTTGCTCTAATCTTTCTTTAAGATTTTTAAAATGATTTAAGTTATCCAAAAGTCTAGGTTTGCTATGTTCAAATGTTGGATCTTCAATAATTTCATTGATTAGATTTACACCTTCTTCAATTCTATTAGTCCAATAACATGATACTGATAACTCATCGTTGATATGTTTACCATAGCATGTATCTGATATGAATAGAACATACTTGATTTTAGCTGCTTCTATTGAAACTCCCTTTGCTTTTGTCAAATATTGGTAAGCCAATTCATGATAACCTTTTTGGTTTAAATATTTACCTATATGATAATAAGGTTCTGCTCGATCAGCAAAGATTGCAATTGCTTTTTCCATCTCAGCCACAACTTCTTGAGTTGAAGCATCTAAACTCATTAAACATCTTGAAATTCTCATTTGAGCTTCGAATCTTTCTTCGATCCAAGTGTTTTGTAATTTAGTGTAAAGCTTATTCCATTGTAATGCTTTTTCCATCATACCATAGTCCATATAACTTTGAGCACAATAGAATACTGAACGATAATTTAATCCATCTGGATCTTCAATCAATGTGTCCCAAAATTGTTTCTCAAGTCTTTCAGCATCATAAAAGTATTTCTTAGGATCGAATGCTCTTGAACCTACACCATCGGCAATCACATAACCTCTTTGTGAAAGATCTCCTGTTGAGTAGTTTGGTTTTTCAAGACATTTGATAATTGTATGTGCAGTGCCACAAAATTTCCAATGGTTTCTGTTGTTATAAATAACAGTAGCTTTCCATGTAGAAGTTCCACGCTTCATTGTCATCAAATAATTATCATAACCTGCATCTTCAGCCGTAAAGCTAAAGTCACCTGCTAAAATATCATCAGCATCTAAATGTAATACGTAGTCTGTTTTATCAAACACGTATTCCATCATCATGTTTTTGTTTTTGTCAAAGCCAAACCATTCATCTCTATGAATTTCTCCTGGAATTCCAGTTCGATCCATAAATTCTTGAACAATTTCTAATGTTCTATCAGTTGATCCATTATCGGCTACAACCAGATAATCAATATAAGGTGCTACTGCATCTAATACTGTTCCTATGATGTGTTCTTCGTTTTTACACATTGTAGCAAACGCTAATGTTGGTCTATTTTTCTTGGTCATATATGTAGTTTAATATTTGTTCATTCGGGGCGTACATTAATGATGTACAATCATTTTGTAATTTTCTAGAACGTGATTCGTATTCAATCCATTCGTGGTCAATGCAACCATATTCTAGAATTTTATTGTGAATCATAGGATCGTAATAATCTCTGATCAATCTGGCTTTTCTATTAATATCCTTTGCGTTATTATCAACTGTTGAATTTCTATTATTGAATTGCAAGTAAAGCATCTTACGAACGTGTAAGAACTTTGTTTCTAAGAATGTCTTAACGATCAATTCATAATCATCAGCCACTGAAATAAATCTATTGTGTCCTCCAACCTTAAAGTAAACATCTCGTCTCCACATTCTAGCATGATTTGGCATACCAATATTGAATCTGATAGTTTTAGGATTGATCTCAGGATACATGTGTGAAACATAAGCTTGTCCATCTGCATTTACCCATTCGTTTCCGCCATAGCTCCAAACAAATCTATTATTAGGTGTATTATACCAAGTTCTATCTGGTTTAATTTCACCATAATACTTCATTTGGCCATCTTCGTACAACTCACAAACATCAGTGTAAATAAAGCCAGCATCTGGATATTGTTTAGAAGCTTTTAAACAGTCTTCGAAAAGTGTTGAAATGGCTTTATCATCATGATCTAATTCAAATAACCATAGACCATTACACAAGCTTGCTGCTCTGTGTTTTACTTCACCAACATTTCCGCCAGAAACTGGTAAGATCTTCATGATTTTTACTCTGTTATCTTTGGCTGCAATTTCTTGTAAAATATCCCAAGTTTCTGTGTGATCTGATGGACTATCATCAATAACGACCCATTCCCAATGAGAATAAGTTTGATCCTTTAAGCCTTGATAAGTTCTTCTGATTCTTTCTCCTGTTTTATAAGTTCCAGTAAAAGCTGAAAATAATGGTTTAACTGGATTAAAGTAGACTTGATTATTAGATTTGCAGGCAAAGAAAGTAGCTTGACAAACAATGTCATTTGCCATGATAGTTTTATGAGGCTCAGATTCATATTGAAACCATTTTGCTTGAGTTTCAAAATCATTATGTTTAACAAAAGAGCCTAAAGCTTTTGTAGATTCTCCAATTGTTAAAACAATATCTGGATGATATTCAGCTACGTGATTATAATATAGTGTATAATCATCTAAAGAATGAACTATAACTCTTTCGTGTAGATTTTCTTCATGGTAAATATCTGAAATTAATTCAAATGTACCTTTTCTAGAATAACCGTAAATGATAGCTACTGGTAAACTTGTTTTAATCATTTATATTTTTCTTTTAGAAAAGCAAAGGTGTGAATTGTAAAAACACCAGCATTTGTAATAATTACTGGTGTACTATTTGTAAAATATCCATATACTATCCAAACTAAACATGCAGATGCATTAACAATTCTTAGTGTTTTAAGATCCTTCATCATAAATGAAAGTCCTGTCATTAAAGTTGCTAAATATCCTATTGCTTGTATCATTTATTAATTTGATAGTGGTGCTTTAATAGTTGGATGTGCTTCGTAGTTTTCTAGAATAACATCGTTATTAGAACTACAAAAGATTCCATCTCTAACATGTACTGTAGGTAACTTATATGGTTGTCTTGTAATTTGTTCTTTGGCTTGTTCAATATGATTAGAATATAAGTGTGTGTCACCTAAATTTCCAATTAATTCATCTGGAACCATATTGACTTCATCAGCTAACATCATTAATAACAATCCATAAGATGCGATATTAAATGGTAAACCTAAGAATGTATCTACTGAACGTTGATTCCACATTAAAGAGATTGCTCTGGTTGGTATGTTATGGTAATCTAAAAACCCGTGATGTCTATTATCATAATCAACAGTTCCATCTTTAGTTCTTTTTCTCATTAAATCTAATCTTTCATCTAAACTCAACTCTCTTGTATAAACTTGAAATCCGTAATGACAAGGTGGAAGTACCATTTGGTCTAATTCTCCGACATTCCAAGCATTAACCATTAATCGTCTTGAGTCCGGATTTGACGTAAGATCGTTGATTAGCGTTTGGATTTGATCGTTTTGGTTAATATCAATAAAATCCGTAGGCATTTTATGGTTCCATCCTATCGGTAC